CCGATCGAATCCGGAAGAACCGAATTCGAGGATCCTGGTGGCGGATGGGGGCGAGCCGGTGCTGAAGGGATATGCAAATGGCGATTTCTGAAGGTGTGGGCAGGTGTGTATGCGTATGTATGCGGCTGCACACGCTGGAATTGGGATAGGAGGGTAGGAAGGGGAGGGGGTTCGATGTTGGATATTAGCGATTGGAGATTATAAAATGCAGATGACGTCTGAAGAGAAGAATACTTATGAGTTGGCCTTGACGATGGATCCCTGTTTTCCATCACATATTTTGGCTAAGTATATCGAGCGGTTGATAGCAATTGTAATTTGTTCTTATTGCGGTGAGGAGGGGGAGAGGACGCCGGAGGCGATGTTGGAGCATGTTTTGATTTGTTCGAAGAGACCGGAGATGAAACTGCTCAAGCGCATGGAGGGGACGTTTAGTGTAGTGAATCGGTTATTCGCAGCTTGCCAGGATGCGTTTGAGTTTTTTGGGGATGATTATTTCGAGGATGATAGCGAGACGGCGAAGCTGGTGGCGCATTTAAGTGGGGCGTTGAGTGATGCAAAAAGGGTAATGGAGGCAGGATCTTGATTGATTTAGATGATTTGGATGCGATTGGAATGGGTCCGCCGTGCCCGGAGTGCGGGGACGCAACGGATTGGCTGCCGTGCTGGAATTGCGGCGGTGAAGGGTTCCATGAAGATTTACACGAGATGGATCCACTGTGGTACGACCCGGATGAGACTGAGCCGTGTTATGAGTGTAAAGAGAAGGGGGGCTGGTGGCGGTGGTTAGTTTGTACCTATTCCAATGTTGGTGAAAGGATCTTGGATCCATTTATGGGAAGTGGATCAACGGGTGAAGCTGCACTCATCGAATTGCGCGAGTTCGTGGGCTACGAAATAGATGACGAATATTTTCAAGTAGCCAAGAAGCGGCTGGATGAGACAGCACGCATCCTAAGAAAGACGCCAAAAACAATCAAAGACGAGGCTACTTATGATGACTTGCCTTTATTCGATGGTTTGTAAGAAAGGCTCAGGGCTCCGCTCATGGCGATGGATGGCTCTAGGAGTAACCGAAGAGCATTCTGCGATTGGATTTTTGGCTATTGACATTCTTTGTACGCGGTTGTAGAGTATAGATAGCTGATGTTTGGGGTGGTGTCCCCCACCTGAGGGATTAACGAGTGTTACCCCCACTCGCCTTGGGTCATCCACCACCACCCCGGCATTGGCGAAAATAATATAATGCTCCGATCACATTGGTGATCGGAGTGGGCGATGCAAGCAATGAATGCTTGCTCGCATTCAGCAGCCCAGCGGAACACGGCAGGGCATTTATCAGCTTGAGCACCTGATAGTCTATTTAGACTGTCAGGTGCTTTTGGTTTAACAACTTACTTGCCTGAAGGAGGCTCGAAATGAAGATCTTGCGTTTGGTTTTGGTTGTTGTTTTGTTGTTGGGGTTGTTTACGGTGGCCTTTGCGCCCTTCGACGGTGCTCAGGACAAGCCGATCACACAAGAAGCGCAGCAGGTACTGGAATTCGATGTTCTCGATTTCTTCCTTGCTGGTGCTGAACGAGCTCCAATTGTGCTAGTGCTGATCATCCTGGCAACGTATGTGGCAGGCCAGTTCGGTGCGCAGGGCAAAATCCAAATGGCTTTTGCATTGATCTTTGGTTTGTTCTTTGGCGGCGGACTGCATGTGGCGGAAAATGGCATGCCTGTTGAGTTTACAGCATGGTTCTGGCTGGTTGTGTATGCACTTCTGATGGGCTTGATTGCCTCTTTGCTGCACAACTATGTCAAGGACCTGGTCAGCAAGGTGCTGAAGGGTCTGATCGGTAATGTGATCGGCACCGAAGGATAGGATCTAACCATGGGTGGAGATCCGATCACGTATACGACTTTGCTGCAGGCTGTCAATACCTTTGGGGTTGTGGCCGTGCTGATCTTCTTTATGCTAGCGTTTTACCAAGGCAAGATCATTTCGAAAACGATCCTGGACCGCATCCTAGAGGTGTATGAACGACAGTTCGAAGAGATGACGGATCGGATCATGAAGCGCCTGGATGATGCTCTAGAAGGGAAGAAATGAGAATTCTGCAAATCATGCCAGCGCCGGGGTGGGTGGCGAGGTTTGACATGGCATCTGACGCTCATGCGTCAGATGTCGATGATGCGGGAGTGGAAATCCCGCTCGTCGGATGGGCGCTGGTTGATTTCGAAGACGGGTCACGTGATGTTGTAGGGCTTGTGTGCTCGAAGCAAAACGGTATCTCAATAGTGGACGAGCAGCACGAAGGTTTTATGGGCTATGAGTGTAAAGAAACCGAATCCTGATGAGTTGATCTTCCCGCTGGGTGTAGACCAGCAGTACAGCTTCCTGGAGAAGCTGCTTCCGGATGTTGACGAAGTGGGTGGGGAGACGCCGGAGCAGGCCAGGAAACGGCTGGATCTTGCCAGGGAGAATTTCCTGAAACTGAAGCCAAAGGCTAAAGAAAGATTTGGGTGGTATGAGGATTATGCCTTTATGGTGGAGGAGAAGCACTGGCCACACTGGCTGGCGGTGTATATCGCCTGGTCCACATCTGCGAGAGTTGACCGATATCCCGTAACTCTTGAGAAATTGTGTCAGGATGTCATTGGCTGGACGAGCGCCAGGCAACTGCATAAGCTGAAGAAGCGCATGCAGAAGGATGGTTTCGACATCGATGCAAGTATCACGTTGATGCGCAGCCGGGCACTTTTCGAACACCGTTCAAGGGTAGATGCGGCGCTGATCGAAAGCGCATCGAAGCCAGATTATAAAAATAAGCCTGACAGAGAGCTGTATTACACCTTGGTAGGGGACAAGAGTGACCAGGCTCCGGTGATTGGAGCGATGAATTTCACTGCGGATGAAATGGCGAAGGCAAAACAAAAAGCGGATGAAGTTCAAAAGCGGTTTACTGAGGCTGCATCTGATACAGGAGTATCAGATGTTGACGATGCGGGCAAGGAACCCCCGCTCGCCGCAGAAGCTGTGAGTGGATCTTCGGAGGCTGATGGCTAGCATGGATACGAAAGAAGCCCGCGTGGAATGGCTGGCTTGCAGCGAGAGTTTTTTGTATTTCGTCGATACGTATGTGTGGATCGAAAACGCCAACGAAGGCGGCTGGATCCGCTTACGGTTGTGGCCAGCACAAGCGGATGTTCTGCTTAGGGTCGATGCAAACCAATTTTTTGTATTGCTCAAAGCGAGACAATTGGGGCTGACCTGGCTGTTGCTGGCTTATATCCTGTGGCTGATGCTGTTCAAACCTGCTGCGGCGGTGGCGGTGTTCTCGAAGCGTGAAGAGGAGGCCAGGGACCTGTTGGATAAGCGTTTGAAGGGGATGTACCAGCGACTGCCGGAATGGATGCAGTGCCGGGAGATCGAGAAAGACAGCACAACGAATTGGGTGCTCTCCAATGGGAGCTGGTGCCGGGCCTTCTCGACAAAGGGTGGAGACAGCTACACCTTCTCGTTCGCGTTGGTGGATGAGGCGGACCTGGCTCCGGAGCTGAGTGAGTTGATTGGGTCAGTGAAACCGGCGACGGATGCGGGGGGGAAACTGGCTTTGATCAGCCGCAGCAATAAGAAGGAGCCAAACAGCGAATTCAAACAGATCTACCGGGCGGCGAAGAAGGGCGAAAGTGACTGGGAGGCGATGTTCCTGCCGTGGAGCGCCAGGCCGGAGCGGGATGTGGATTGGTACGAGGCGCAAATACGTGACAGTTTGAGCCGAACGGGGAGCCTGGATTATTTGCATGAGCAGTATCCGGCGACGGATACGGAGGCACTGGCTCCGAGAAGTCAGGACAAGCGGATCCCGGCGGAATGGCTGGAGAGAAACTACATAGAGCTGGAAGCGGTTAGCAGGGAGCTAGAAGCAGATAGCGAAATTCCTTCGATACCTGGGTTGGAGATCTATAAATTTCCTGAGTCCGGACGGCGGTATGTGATAGGGGCTGATCCTGCTGAGGGGAATCCAAGCAGCGATGACAGCAGCCTGACGGTGCTGGATGCGATCACGCTGGAGGAAGTGGCGGTGCTTTCGGCGAAGATCCAGCCGAAGGTGTTTGGATCATATATCGACACAATCGGGATCTTTTACAACCAAGCAGGGGTGATGGTGGAGCGGAATAACCATGGTCATGCGGTGATCGGATGGCTGGAGGATTTCTCGAATCTGGAGATCCTGGAAGGTCCGGATGAGAAGTTGGGGTGGCTGAGCAACAGCCTGGGGAAAACTTTGCTGTACACGGAGTGCGCGGATGCCTTCCGTGATGGGACGACAACGCTGCACTCATTCGAGACGTATGTGCAACTGGCGAGCATCGAAGGGGCGACGCTGCGAGCTCCAAGCGGGATGCTGGATGACCGGGCAGACAGCTATGCGCTGGCGATCGTGGGTGCTCCGAAGGCGGCGGTGAAGAAGGTGGTGGTAGCAGCTCCGCAGGTTGTGCAGGCGGAGATGGTTTTTGGGGATGTGGTGTCGGTTGCAGGTTGGCACGTTGCAGGTTGAACGTTGGCTATTTTGTTAGTTTGGAGGATGCTATGGCTAAAAAACTGAAGAAAGGGAAACCGCTGACGGAATTGGTGAAGGGATCGTTGAACTATACGATGTACCAGATCCGACAGGTGTTCAGGCAGAAATTCGATCCGGATTACGAACTGGGGTTCTATGTGCATGAGATCTTCGCTGATCATGTGATTGTCAGCCACAGCCGCGAGCTGAAAACGGATGAGTATTACCGGGTGGCATACAGCTATGAGAACGGCAATTATGTGTTCGCTGAGCGGAATGCTTGGGATGTTGTGGAACTGACTTATAAGCCGGTGAGTTTGGAAGAGGTGAAGGTATTGGAGGAATCCCCCCCTGACTCCCCCAAAAAGCTAGGAAGGAAT